AGGATACACCGCGGGACAGACAAAGCTTGGAAAACGGCAGTCCTCAGTGACGGGCTCAAGGCCGTTGAGCTCGGCGGGAACAATCAAGAATCTCAGTACCTCGAAGTTCGCCGGTTTCAAGTCGAGGAAATCTGCCGCGTCTACCGGGTGCCACCGCACCTTGTGATGGACCTGACGAAGTCCTCATTCAGCAACATCGAGCAGCAGTCGCTTGACTTCCTGCAATACACGCTGACCCCTTGGATCAAACGAATCGAAGGCGTGCTCAACCGAAGTCTATTTGACGAAGGTTCGAGGTACTTCGTTGAGTTCGATACGTCGGCCCTTATCCGCGGTGACGCTCAGACCCGTGCTTCGTTCTACGCCTCGATGGCAAACCTCGGTGCTCTCAGTATCAACGAGATTCGAGCAAGCGAGGGTATGAACCCGGTCGACGGTGGTGACGAGCGGTTCGTGCCGCTGAATATGCAGACGCTATCGGACGCCGAGGCACCGCTCGGTCAGGACCAAGTAGACACCATCGCGTTACTCGCCGAGCGGGTCGCCAGCGGGCGATTGCCGAAGTCTGCCGCGGTCAATCTCGTACGGGCCGCGGTGCCATCGTTATCAGAGGAACGTGCAGCGTCTTTCATCGGAGACTGAAATGGCCGGCAAGTACGATCACATCAACTTCCTCCCGCCCGAGGGTGCAAAGACCGAAGCCGCCCGCGGGCTTGCGTGGCGTAAGAAACACGGACGCGGTGGGACACAGATCGGCATTGCACGGGCAAGAGACATTCGGGCTGGCAAGCGTATGTCGCCCTCGACGGTTCGCCGCATGAAGAACTTTTTCGACCGTCACGCGGTCGACAGGAACTCCAAGGGTTTCCGACCCGGTGAGGATGGTTACCCCAGCAACGGCCGGATAGCGCACGCCCTTTGGGGCGGCTCACCGGGTTACTCATTCGCCAGAAAGGTAGTCAAGCAGATGGACACGGCAGACAAACGAGCAGCCGCACGGCAAAAGAAAAAGGCCCCTCGCCGCGAGCGTCGATTCATCGAGTCGGCGACCGTCGCACCGCTGACCATTGAGACACGCCAGCAGGAGGACGGCAGCGAGGAGTCAATCGTCCGCGGCACGGCGGTGGTATTCGGCTCGGAATCTCGCGACCTGGGCGGTTTCACGGAGGTTATCTCCCCGACGTCCCTCGACCGGTTTTTCGAGAGACACGGCGGTACGCCTGACGTTGCGGCCCTCTGGAACCACGATACCGGCGAGGTCCTCGGCCGCACGCCTCGAACGCTGAAGCTGCACCGCGACCGCGATGGGCTGCACTTTGAACTGTCACTTCCTAAGTCAAGGCCAGAGGTACTTGAGGCCGTTGCTCGTCAAGACGTCCGCGGGGCGAGCTTCGCGTTCACGGTCGCCAAGGGCGGTGAAGCGTGGGCCGAGGATCGGTCGAGCGGCAAGGCCGTCAGGACGGTGAACGAGATCGACGAATTGTTCGAGATCAGTCTCGTCCTGCAGCCGGCCTACGAGGCCACCAGTGTCTCGGTCGCAAAGAGACATCTCACCGCTTGGAAAAGGAAAAGAACCAAGGCGAAGCGGGCAAAGGAACAAGAGGCCGAAAAAGTCCGCGAGCATTACACGAGGGTTGTCGCGAGCCTCAAGCATTTCGTCGAGGGCAAGCCGGATGAAAAGCGGTGACGTCTGCCGTCGGTGCCGGTCTGGCATCCTCGGTGTCTATCGAACAAGGCGAACCGGCGAGCTGTGCTGCCGGTATCTGAAATGCCCGAAGTGCGGGGCGAATGAAACGTCAGTTGTCCCGTCTGACACTATCCGTCGACGTCAGAAACTCTTACCTAAGTAGGTAAGAAACAACGACACGCCGACAGGGTCGGCCGGTATTTTTTCGGTAGGGCCTAGACCCCCGCCGACAAACCACAAGGAGTAATGCCGTGGCTGGAATGAAAACGCTGCTCGATCGAATGAGTGAGATCATCGCCGAGATGGAGATGATCGTCGAGGAAGAAGAAACGCTAATGGAGCACGGCAACGATGACCGGCTCAAGGAACTCGAAGCTGAGGCCGAGGACATCCGCTCGAAAATTGAGTACCAGCGCAAGCTGCAAGAACGCATCACGACTTACAAGAGTACCCTCGCACCGCGGTCGGCCCCAGCAGCGGCCGTTGAGGAGCGGGCCAGCGCGGAGGTTGCCGAGGTGAACCACGAGACACGCGGGGTCGAGATCGCGGCGAAGCCGTTCGCCGTTGCTCGCCGAAGTTACAACCTCCGAGCCTTCAAGGGGCCGAACGCCGAAGAATGTGCATACCGCTCTGGCATGTGGATTCGCGGCTATGTCCTCCGAGACTCGGAGTCTCGTCGGTGGTGCGAAGACCACGGCGTGGTCGCCACCCGGGCCAGCGGCTTGCCGGCTCAGGGCGAGAGTGACATCGCACTCGGCGGTGCAGTTGCGCCAGACGAGATGGCCGATTGGATCATCAAGATGTACGAGGAATACGGAGCCTACCCGCAGCACTCGTGGCGTACTCCGATGACCTCGGACAAGCTGACTATCCCCCGTCGGCTCTCCGGTCTGCAGGCCGTGCCGGTTAACGAGAACAGTTCACCGGACGCTGCCACGATGCAGTTCGATCAGGTCGACCTGACGGCCGGCATGTGGGCCGTCGTGAACCGGGTCAGCAACAGTCTGATGGAGGACAGCGTGATCAACCTCGCAGACCTCTTGGTGACTGAGGCAAGTCTCGGGTTCGCGAAGGCGTTCGACACTGCTGGCTTCCACGGCGACGGCACCGCGGCCTACAACGGCACCAAGGGCGTCTGCTGGGAGTTCGAGCAGGGTTCGCACTCGGCCGGTGTCCATACCGCGACGGCTTCGACCTTCCAGAAGCTGACGATGGAAGACTTCACCGCCGCGATGGCACTCTGCCCCGAGTATGCCCTCGGCAACGCAGCGTGGTACATCAGCCCCGCCGGCTTCGCCAGCGGTATGGTGCCGATCGCGATGGCGGCCGGCGGCGTGACTTCGGCCGAGGTTGGCGACGGCCCGAACCGGGCAAACTTTATGGGCTTCCCGGTTCGCCGAGTGACTGTGATGCAGTCTGGCGTCGGAGCCGCCGGCAAGGTTGCGGCCTTGTTCGGTGACTTCGGTATGGCCTGCACGATGGGCGACCGCCGACGGGTCGAGATCAAGACCTCGGCTGACCGCTTCATGGAGTTTGACCAGACTCTCATTTACGGCAATGCCCGGGTGGCAATGGTTGCTCACGACCTTGGCGATACTAGCGAGGCCGGCCCGCTGGTCGCCCTCATGTTCGGGTCTTCCACCTGACGGTCGCAGCCGGTGGAGGGGTAGTAGTCATGCTCTCCTGCTGCCCCTCCACCGCTCCCCGCCGGTATGTACGTCAAGCTACTCCGAAACATAAACCAGAACTGTTTAGCCGGCCACGTTGTCAGGGTGCCGCAAGCCGCTGGCACGGCGTGGATAGAAAAGGGCTGGGCGGTTCGTCATTGGGATGAACAGCGAGTCAGGGAAGCAGCGGCGGTAGACGCCAACGGTACACCGACCTCGAAGGTACACCGGAAGCGTCGCGGCAGGAGGCGGCGGTGATGTTCGACTATCGAAGTGTCATTCGCACCGTCCCGCCAACAGCAGAGCCGGTTAGTCTGCTCGAAGCGAAGCAGCAGTTGCACCTCGACATCAGCGAGGATGACAACTACCTTCAGTCGCTGATCGCGGTATCTCGGTCATACGCCGAGCATTACACGCAGCGAGCCTTCTGCCTCAGTCAGTTCACGGCGTTCTACAACTCGCTCCCGTCTGTGATCCCGCTGCCGTACCCGCCGGCCAACGCCAGCAAGCCGGCAGTCCTCGAGGCGAGGGACTCAGATTGGAACTGGCGACCGCTAGAGGAAAATGAGTGGTACTTCGACTCGTTCAGCGAGCCGGCCATTGCCACGGTGATTCGCACGCCGTCGTGGGTCAGTAACATTCACCCCGGTCAATACGTCGACCCTGGGTGCAGGATCACTTGGTGGGCCGGATACTCAGTCGACGGCGAGAACGTACCCTTGATGGTCAAGCAGGCCATCCTGCTCCTGACGGCTCACTACTACGAGCGGCGGCTTGC